TGTTAAAGCTGTTGCGGCAGCTGTTCCTTCTCGTCTCGTCCATGTAACGGTAAGGCCGTCCGCTGGCGGTTTTAACACAGTTGTATTATAATAAATTGATGGAGACAGTGTTAAATTTGTGCTCCCCCAGTTAGGAGTATAACTGTTTTGATCTGGGTCATATATAATTGAAAGTGGCTGATTACTTGTGGGATATACAGATAATTGCCCAACATCAGTAAGGTCTACCAATGTTATTGAACCATATGTAACTTGTGCCATAGTTTTTTATTCCTTTCTTAATCAATTGATACTTCACATGTGAATATTGCTTTACTTAACAAATCTGTTGAAGTAAGAGTAATAATCCGTGTATTTAATCGACTCCAATTGGGGTCTAAATTTCCATCTTTGTCATATTTAATCCAATGAAAGTTTGTGACAGTATCACTTATATCTTTATTACCTCTTTTAACAGTTGCTGTAAGAGTAGTGTTAATACCTCTATTTTTAAAAATGTTTCCTGCACTAGATGTAATTTCTACAGTGATAGGAGAGGAAGCCGCCTTTATTTTTTTTATCGCAAAATTCTTTCGCACCTCTAAATCTTTATATGTTGCCCTGACTTCCACAATTCCGTAATTACCAGTAACATTACGCACAGTAATACGATGCGTTTTGCCATTCCATTCTCCTGTGATATTTGAGGGGATACTGACATTCCATACCACAGTGGAGTCATCTGTAATATCATTTGTACCATAATATAATAAAACATCAGTATAGCAATCACTATAATCACCATTTTCTCCGTCTTCATCTGTAGAAACAGCTTGAAATTCATTAGTAAGAGTAATTAATAATGAACCATTAATTTCTTTAGACAATTTAGACAAATAATCTTCTAAAGACTGATCATCACTTACCATAACAGCATCATAGTTTATTGTTGCAATATATTGATTATTTCCCCCTTGTGTAATTTGAGAAATCTGTTTAACAATATTAATAGTCTCATCAGAGGCGTCTACTTTTTTAGATACATCAGATAAAGTTTTTCTATTGTTTCTTGTAGCTTTTTGCATATTAGCAAAAGTAGAAAAGAAATCATTAGTCGTTTTTACGTCACTAAATTCAACTTGTATATTATTTAGTGCTCCAAAATTTATTTGATAGCTTACTAGTCGTAATTTATAAATTTTGTCATCTACTTCAATGCGTAGCCAATTACCCACATCAAAATCATTTATTTTAGATTCATATACTTCAGGAGACAAAAGCAATAAATCTTTTAATGCGCAAGAAATCGTATATTGAGATTCGCATTGTTTGGCAATATTTTCGTTTGCTCGTTCAAAAAATTCCATCGCATTTTGGATCAGTTCAACATCTGTTAATCCATCACTGATAAAATTGTTATTCTCTTGTTCGTCTTCTCTCCGAAATGCTAATAATTCCAACCATAATTTCTCTCCAAGATAAGTTTCTAGATTTAAAGCATTATTGACATTTTTTTGTTGAGTATTTATCTTTTTGACTATACCTTTAAGAGCCTTGACTTCATTTTCTTTAATAGTTATTTCAGAATTAACTATGTCTAATTTCTCTAGATAGGGTGCATATATTTCGTCATATACGTCTGGTTGAGATTGCTCTGTAATTCCTGCTTCATCTAAAATATTTAAAACGGCATTAATAGTCTGAGAAATATTAGAAAGAGATGTGAGATTATATTTGGGGACTTCTTCTGCAAAGGTGGTACTATCAGCTTTTAAAAGATTAACAATACCGCTTAATAAAGCTTCCTTTTTTTTAACGAATTTTTCTACTTGTCCTTTTATATAATCGCCCGTAGCTTCTGTAAAAGTAATGGTTTTTTGTTCAGTAGCTGTATCTTCTTCATCAGTTAAGGATGTTAATGTAATTGTTCCGAACCAACTGTGACCCACATAAGAATTGGTCTCAACTTGTATGGAATAACGTGATGTATCGACATATAATTTTACTGATTCTTTTACTTCATTAGCCGAAGTAGTCTCATTCATTGAGGATAAAGCACGCACGCCAATTTTTGTTTCTTTATATAAAGACAATTGTTCAATAGCAGTTGTATCCACTACTTCAGGCGAATAGGGCATCATCACATTATCTAAGAACGTTTCCAAATAAAGAGCGTAGTAATATGCTAATGTTAAATTGGAATATCCTATTATAGGATATGTGAAATTAATTAATTCTTCTTTAGAATAATCTTGATATGCTGACGCTAATGTATTATAAGTTGAGATATCATCATTTGTTAAACCATTAAATGGATAAGAATAATAATATTCCTCATATAAAGTTTCATATTCATTTATTTTTTGTCTTAGTTCTGGTGACATATCTTCTTTCATTTCATCAGTAAAATGCCATATATATCTTGATCCAGACGGATTACAGTTAACAATAGCGGCAGTCATATCATCGTCCCCCGCACCTAAGCGGAAACAGTTTTTAATATTATCCGTATCTATGGATAAATTTATATTTTCACCCAAGTTATCTTTATTGACAAAAATTCCGCTATCTTTACCATAACGTGGAATTATTTTTTGACTATGCGTACAATCTGGATTAGTACATCCATTGGAAAAGTCTCCACGTCTTTTACATTCAGGACAATAATCTTTGGCATCATAAAAAGAAATCGTTCTTTTAAAAATATCATCAGTTTGTTGAGACTCACCAAATGTAATAATACAATCAACTTCTTCTGCAAGTTCTTTTAAACAAGATATTACTTCATTATTATCAAACGAGAAAGTTCTTTTTAAATTTTTTAAAGTATCGTCCACATGAAAAACAGAATAATGTCTAGCTTTATCATGTAATATTCTGTCTACAATAGAAGCTTGCGGATTATCAGGATTATAAAAAACTGTATCTTCATAATCATCTCTGTCAATATCTTCTTCTGTACGGATTTCTACTTCAAAGTTTTTAGATTGATTTAATTCAGCATATTGTGCCAACGTCCCTGTTAAATGTTTTACGGTCTCGTCATTTTCATCAATGGTTACTGTAATTTCATACCATAAACCTTTAGATTTAATATGAGGTACATAAATTGGTATGTATAATAATTTAAAATTTTTTATTTTATCCCATAATGGGTTTTTAAAAGTATTAATATATTTATGTACATCGCACGACATTTCAGATAGTAATATATGGCTATCTTCTAAAGATACTTTCACTGTTAAGGTTTGCTCATCTATTAAAACAACCCCTAATTTTTGCCCACTTTTATTTGCAAGAATACATGAGGGAATAATGGGTTGTCGTGCTGAATCTTGTTCTATTCTATTCATTTTTCCCTCCTTCCTTATCTATTCATATCGGGATCACCTTTCTTATTGGATTATATACAATGGAATATTTACATGGTTTAGAAAAGGTGACCACGTTTTCATTCGTTTCATAATTATTACATATCCTGAAAAATTGATAATTAAAATCATTGTAAACATCATGATTCTCATTAGAGGAGGAAATCTGTAAATATTTAGAAAAAGTAATTTCTTCATCTGCTTCACAATTTTTAACAATGGTAGTTCTGTTTTCAAAATCGTTATGTATTTCTAAATTACCACTTTCTAAACAAACAATCCCCATATCAGGATATAAAAATCCTTGTTCCACAGAGAGGTCGTTAATTGTTATCGATTCTCCACCGTTAACCGTTCCATAAAATTGCACATCGTTTTGAAGCGCATAAGGTCGGGTACTTACAAAAGTTATGGTTACACCTATACGATTTGATCCAGCAACTTCTTCTGTAAGATTAAATGTTCCTTCCCAAAATACATCACTATATTGGGATTCTATCAATCGAAAAACATGTGGTGCTGGTCTGCATAACCATCTTTTCAATTCTTCTATATCCTCTACGCTAAAATAAATATTTTCATCCATACAAGGATTTTTTATAATAGTAATAATAAATGAAAGAGTAGAAGAGTAATTCTGATATAAAAAAGGCTGTTCCTTACCTGAAAACAATGGTGTTTGTGCGATATTTCTCTGTCCTTCTGTCGGAACATTACCCGTGGTAAAGTTTGCCATTATATATTTACCATTATTAAAATTATGCAAGCTAATACCATCATACATAAAATTTGTTACACTCAACTCATAGCACCACCTTTCATTTTATTGCGAGTTTAATTCTATCAATTGTTGAAGTTGTTGTTTTAAGTCTTCAACTTCTTTTAATTCTGCTCTCAATTGTCGAGCAATTTTTTGATTATCTTTAATTATTTCATCACATTGTTTTAGCTTTTTCATATACTCCTGAAATATATCTTTTTTATCCATTTTTATATCTCCTTTAAAACAATGAGCACCCTTTTACAGGTGCCCATTGTAAATAATATTATCTAAAACGAATAGAATTGCCTTTGAGAGAATTATTACCATTTAACTTACCAATAGATATTTCTTGAATATATTTGGTAAAATTAGGATCACGTTGTGCTTCACGCATGAATTCTGCATAATTTGTAACTCCATCCATCTTAAACGTGATATAATTAACAGTATCTCCAGTTGTATTATTAGTAGTAATATTTTTATTAGGACGCATATCCATATGACTTGCAATAAATTCAACAGGATTACTCATGCCTTTAAGAAGATTAATTGCCGCATCATGGGGTAGAACAGTAGCCCCTTTTTCAAGACGAGTATAAATCTTGCCCTGTTTATTAATAAAGACTTCATTACCTTTTTCATCAACCTGATAGAGGTCAGATTTTGAAACTTTCTTAGTTCCAGAAGCAAGTCCTTTTATACCAATGCCTGAAAGTTTAGTAGGCGATTTATCTTTAATCGTACTACCTTTTATTGCGGGAACGCCACCAGTTCTACGGGTCTTTTTCTTAATCTTACCATCTTTATCAGTTTCATAACTGTAATCGCCAACATTGAATTTACCTACTTGCAGTATACCATTAGAATTAAAATAATAATTATCTTTTCCAATTGTTTGGATACCTGTAAGCATTTTGCCAGTTTTAGTGCTGAAATAACGCCTACCTTCTTTCATAGATTGCCATCCAGTTTGAATATTACCTGATTTAAAGTAATAAGTATTACCGTTTTGTTTGTATAATCCAGTATATTTATCTTTTAATTCGCCTGTTTTACTATCTAATAAATAATAATTCTTGCCAATTTTTTGTACACCAGTAAGCAAACTATTGTCCTTGGTGCTTAAATAATATTTCTTACCACCAACAGTTTGCCAACCAGATTGTTTTTTGTTATTTTTATAATAATAAGTTTTTCCGTTTTCTTTTACAAAACCATTCTTACCACTTGATCCACTTGACCCACTTGTTTTCTTAGGTTCAGTTGGCATTTCAACTTTTTTGGGGACATCAGGAGTTGGTGTATTCTTAACAGTTGTTGCAGACGTGTTAGTAATAGTTCCGTTGGTATCAGATGTTCCACTAACTAATGCATCAATTCGATTAGCTATATTAGCAACATTCGCACTAAGATTCTGCACATCTTTATATGTCGCCTGTAAGTTGCTACTAATTGTGTAATTTACAGATTTAGCGACATTCTGAATCGTAGTACTAATATCAGCACCAGATTGATTAACTCCAGAAACAACTTCTTGTAAAAGTGCATCAATATCTTCTAACTTTGTATTCAGGAATTCTTCATATCTTTCCTGCATATCAGATAATGCATCTTTAATATCGGAAATTCTCTGGTCTTCTTGAGTTTCTTCTAAATCTTTTTGCGCTTCTTTTAACTCATCTCTAAGTTTCTGTCTACGAGTAGCACCTTCCTCAGAATCGTCACCTTCCATAGACTTTAATTGTTTCTGTAAAGAATTGATTTTCTTTTGTTTTTCAGCTATGCTGTCAGCATATTTTTGCTGATCTTTTTCAGCGTCCAATGCCTTTTCATATTTATCAATCAATTCTTCCATTACTTCAATCTGTTTCTTAATTCCTTTTTCAACTAAATCAGCAATGGCTTCTTTTTCAGCATGCGCATTTTCAATAGCTTCACGCTGTGCTTTTAACCATGTATTACGTTGGTCAATTAATGTTTTATTATTTGGGTCTTTAGCTATCTCATCATTTAATTCTTTAACAGCTTCGCCGTATTTTTGAGCCTGTTTAATATAAAGGTCATATTTCTGGGCTTCAAGACCAAATGCCGCCTTGCCTTTATCGGTGACAAAACCAGTATCTTTATCAAAGAGGTCTATTTCATTAATAAGACCACCTAAGAATTCGGCTTCATCAATCATGTCAGCAATTTCATCTTGACCACGATCAAATTTATCCCAACGTATCTGACGAATAGAATTCAGAAGAGATTGAATTTCTTTATCAGTAGCAATGATTTCATTCTTGACGTTTTTAATCTGAGTCTGCCATTTACGCCATTCTTCAGAATCTTTTTTAATGCGTCCAGATTTTACTGCTTCATTTAATTTCTTTTGAAGTTCGTCTGCTTCATTGGTTAAATTTTTACTTCTCTTTTTGTTTAAAAGAATCTGCTGATTATAATAACTCTCAGCGGCATCATAGCCTTTTTCATTTTCTAAATCTATTTTATTTTGGTATTCGGTGATACTCGCCGCTATACTATTGAGCGATGTTTCCCATTTGGTTTGAATTAATGTTAATTGCTGAATAGTTAACTGAGAAAGTTTGTTGGTTTGATCTTGAACTTTCTGTTGCAATTTAACATATTTTTCATACCATGTCTGATAAGCCTGAATCTTTTTCCAAAGACCTTCATCTTTAACATCATTAATTGTAAAATATTGACCACTATTAATTGAATTTTGAATTCGATTAATCCAAGTTTGACTTAGCGAAGTGCCAGAAGCACCTTGACTGCCCTTTTTGTAGCCTTCATCTCCACTTTGCAAACCTGCCTGTTTGGCGGCATCTGCTGCTTTAACGAGATAATTACGAGTTTTATCAGAATTCTTTAAAGAACTATTTATAGCTAGAATTTCTTTATTAACCGTTGCTAAATCATTTTTAAGAGCAGTATTACGATTGGCAAAAGTATCATATGTTTTAGCCGCATTGGTGTCTAGTCTGGCGATTAATGCGTCAATACGATTAAGTCTGATTTCAATAGCATCAAGAGTCTGGAGATTGTCTTTGGCTTTTTTATTGGAAGACGAATTGTTGCTTCCATTATGGTTACTTCCGCTATGATGATTTCCACTATGATGATTTCCACTACCACTACGATTATTGGAAGAAGAATTATTAGAACCACTACGGGTATAGGTTGTTGGTCTGCGTATAGTACCTCCGGCTGCATGAGACATACCAGATAATTGACCATTCCACTTGGCTGTACCAACAGCATATGCATTACCGTCTAAGTCTTCGTCATCTACAGTACCAATTGCGAAAGCACCGCCAACCATTTTACCGTGAGAACCATTTATATAACCTTTTTTAAGGAGTGATTCTGTTTGTTTATGGTTAAAAATAATTGCTCCCTTTGGAAGATTGGTAAAGGTAGGATCACCACCATTAAGAATTTGCCAATGCCCGTCTGGAGTAACTACTATTTCGCTACCAAGTTCATTTATTAAAGCACCTTTTTCTGCTTGCGGAAGTCCCCAATTACCAGATAAAGTGCCGCCCGCATAAGCATGACCTTTAGATACTATAGTACCTTGGTTATGAGCAGAACCTTGGAAATCACTACCGCCACCTTTAGGCGGTGTACCACTAGAGGTATAAGTAGTTTTAATTTTTATTTCTTTATCATGTAATTTGTCATAGACATCATTTTTCCAACTGGAAATAGTACTAAAACCACTATTACTAGCGGTAATACGAACTTTTTTATCATCAATATCATTTAACTTTCTTTTTGCTTCAGATACTTTATCTTTTAAATTAGAATTATTAGCAGTGATTTTAGGTTCGGTTACTTTTTTTGCAAGAGTATTTAATGCCAAATTTGTTTGAATATATACTTTATTGAACATTGCGGCGTTGCCATTAATAGATACTGTCACTTTAGATTTATCTTTTGCGATTAATCTATTTATGTTACCTTCAGCCGCTTCAATGTTTTCTATACCAGAAACTATCACACCAATAGAAACAGTTGAACCACTCATTGCTTGAACCGATTGCATTTTTTGATTAAATGTATCTAATTGAGAAGTATCGGCAGTTGCAACCGTATGTGTTTCTTCATTGGTTACTTTAGTTTCAGTAGTTGTGGTATTCACACCTTGTTGAGCACCTGCTTGATTAGCCGCATCTTGAACAGTATTTTCTGGTTTAAAATGAACATCGGTTTCTATGGGTTGTTCGGCTTCTTCTCTAGCCTCATCTACCTCGTCAGCATAAACCTCCATACCAAAAATAGCTTTAATTGGAGCAGTTATTTTATCTAATAAAGAATCTGTTTTTTCTTCAGCTTCTGTAGTATCGACATCTACTGGTTTTTCTATCGGTGTAAAATCATCACCTAATTCTTGAATTGCAGTTTGAGCAGGTAAGGTATCAGCGCCCACTTTCACTTCGGGAGCGGCACTACTTATCGCATCAACTTGTTCTTGCTCTAATTTGGGTGCAACTTTTAATTCTACTCCATTAGGAAATTTTTCTTCAATTTGTTTGGCGATATCTTCAGGATTCACACTAGGTTCAAAACCATATGCTTTTTGCATTTCTTCAGACCAAGAAGCAATTTCTTGAGATACTTCTTTAACTTTATCATCTCCACTAATAGATATATCATAACCTAATTCTCTATATTCACTAATTTGTTTTAATCGTTCATTTAAATCTTCAGTAACTTCTTTAGTATAATTTAAACCATCAACATCCATTTCTATTTGAGGTTTAACTTCCTTACCATTAATAATATCCAAACTTTCAATTGCGCTTTTAAGTAATTCATCTAATAAAGAAGCTGTTTCGGTATCAATATCAGGATTTACTTTTTTAAAATCTTGAATTTCTTTAATTTTTGCTTCTAATTCTTCAGCGCTCATATTAGCCATATCAAAATTAAGGATATCAGAATTAGCAAGAGCAGGGTCAGTTCCTTGTTCTTTCATTCCAATAAGTGCTTTTCTAGCCGCTTCAGCGCGTTTGTTAACCTCTTCTAACTGTTGCATTTGACCATCAGTAAAGAAATGTATTCTAGAACCAGTTGCATTTAATTCATTCATCAATGAAAGAATTAAATCTTTAGAAACACTATAACGTTCTGCTACAGCATCTAAATTCTGATCTGTCATAGAGATAACAGTTTTACCTGTTTCATCCGTTGTGATTTTAGCATACTCTTCAGACCATGACATTACTTCATCTGCCCATAAAGCGGCACCTTCCGCAGGGACTTCTGTAAAGAATTTTTGCATTGTGTCGGCGCCGTTAATATAGGCATCTTTAACTTCTTCAACAGAAGCCAATGCCAAGTCTTTGTATGAAAGCAGTTGCGCAATTCGTCTGAATCCTTCTTCACCAATTTCACCATTGGTAAGATATTCATCACCTTCTTTAAATATTTGATCTCTAAAAAGTTTGTAATTTGTACTATAATCAGCCGCACCATGATTATTTTGATATTTGCTTAATGCTGAAGTTGCACCACTATAAGCAGACCACAACATGTCAAGTTCTTCAATTTGCGCTCTATATGCTTCGGCGGCGGCTCCAGAAGATGCGGTAAATTTTTCCATTAAATCTTGGCGTTTCTCATAAAATTCTGCATGACGCATAGACTCTTCTTGAGATTGTAATGCCCTTAAAGCTTCAGCATTAACCATAATACCGCCCGCAGTTTCTTCAAACAAAGAAGCATAATTATATCCCGGCAAATCCTTATAAGCGTCAGCAAGTGCTTTAACCTCACTTGCTATTTCATGCCCTTGGTCATCTTGAGTTTTAGTGAACGTTAAGAATCCTTGCCCTTTAGAAAGAACAGAAGATAAATTAGATGTTTCTTCAATCCATCCAGAAGCTTTTTGTGCAAATTGATCAAAAGATTCGCCCGCTTCATCCAAAGACGTAGTTGCTATATATCCCAAACTTCCCAACAATTCCGCAACCGCATTAATAGAATCAGAAGAAGAATTAGCAGTTATGCCAAAAGCATCCGCTATTGTAAGAATATCATCAGCAATTTCAGGAGGAAGATTAGACAGGTCACTTAAATATCCTTCTATATCTGTAACATCATATTTAAAATCATCAAATAGACCCGATAAAGCGTCTACATTGCCAGTTTTTTGTAATATATCTAAAACTTTTTGTACATCAATACCTGCATCTTTGGCGGCTTTTGATAATTGTTCCATTCCTAAAGAAATAGCCCCTTTTTTGCCAGAAAAGTGCATCATCTTACCGACTGTTTGGGCAGAATATTTACCTATACCATCAATAGCGCCAATAATTTGTTTGGGTACAATATCTTTATCTTTTACTTTACCCGCATCTAAATCTAAGACCAATTGTGCATCAATGTTACCATCTTTGTCAGTCGCTTTTTCAACTAATCCTTGAATATATTCATGAACAGCATCATAACTCATGAAATCCGCTTTGCCATCTTCTGTAGCAAGTATAGGAGTAAATGCAATTTCAAGTCCATTAAAATTATCGGAGCCACCAAATACAGTATCTATTGTTCCATTTTCAGGATTATAATTCCAACTTTTAAGTGCATCAGCAAATTGTTTTTTCCAATCATCGTTCCATTTTATAGTAGGACGATTATTCATATCAATATTGCCAAATTGCGATTGGTCATATAATCCTTGTAAAGGATTAACACCAAATGGCTTCATTCCCCATTCGTATGCTTTGCGTTGTTCATCAAGAATATTTTCAGCGGCATCACGAAGAGCATCTGGAATTTCTTCAGCAGATTTTTTATTTTCTTGAGGAGTACCTAAAACAGATTCAACTATGTTTTTAACTTTTGGGTCATCAAATTTCTTTTTGACATTATATGTTTCTTCTTGAGTTTTATTAACCTGATCAAAAATATCTTGAAATGGACGATTAAATCTTTGATCACCCATTGCATCAACAACTTCATTGGCGGCTTGTTTTACCTCATCTAAAGCGTCCTTAGTTTTTTCAATTTGAGAAGAATCACCAGAAAGTAGTGCCATATTATAATCATTAACTGCTTTCTGTGCTTCTATCAAAGCATCACCCGCAGAGAGATTATCTTTACCAAATGTACCATCTTGGGCATAAATAGATTGTTCAAGATAAGAATTGTAATCATCTTTAAATTTACTTAATGTTTCGTCATTTTTACGAATTGCTTTTTCAAGCCCATTTGTTAATAATTCGTAAGTGCTACCTTCCCAATCTTGCTTCATTTCATCTTGTTTTTCTGACAACCTTGCAAAAAGTTCATCCATAGCTTTTTCAGCTTCGGTCGCATTGCCAGTAAAAGTTAATCCTATTTCCGCACCAGACTGATCGGTATAACGCCCCCATATACCTTCTATTCCTTCAACAAGAGACTTAAAATCTTCATCGCTTAAACTTGCGGAAGAACTAATTTCAAGTGTACGTTGTCGTTCCATCTCATCAATGGCTTTATTATATTCTGTAGCATTATGACCCAAATTATTAGTTGCCTGTTCTTTATTGATTGTTCTTAATTTTTGAATCTGCTCATCTAATTGTCCATTAACAAGATTGACACTCTCTGCTTGATGTCCATATTCATCTGTAATCTGTTTTTGCAAATCAAATAATTGTTTTTTAATATCTGCTTGTTCTTCTTCAGACAAATTAACGTTATTTAGTTGTGTATGTAAATCTTGATATTGTTGAATATAATTATCAAGCGATGTTTTATTATCATTCCATGCAGTAGTTGCTTCGTGAGCACCATCAATTAAAGCTTGTTGGTGTTTTTGCCACATTGATAATCCAACATTAACCACTCCAATAAGTGCAGGAATACCAACAAGCCATGTCATGGGATTTGTCGCTAATGTGACAAAAACAGAACTTAAACTAGAACCTAACGAACTTAAACCAGAACTCATCGATCCAAGCATTGAGCCAAAACCAGTACTAATTTTACTAAATACACCCGTCGTTTCTTCTGCACTTGATTCTATTTTATCAAATCCACCTACATAGGCGAGTGTCCAATCCATAGATGCTTCTGCAGCCTCATCGGCTGTATCAGCTATATTTTGATAATATTCAATAAGTTCTGCCTCTACCATTTTTTGATCATGTTGAGGCATCCTTCTTTTTTTTCTACCTTTATATTTTTGTGAATTTTCGTCTTGATATTGTAATGCTTCAGTGGCTGCCTTTTCTTTTATAGCTTCAGTGGTTAATTTAATAGATTCGGCTTCTTTAATATTTTCTTGAACTGCACGTTGAGAAGCAGAGGCTCCCTCTGTCTTTGCAATAGTTTCTTCAGTCTCTGCAATTGTATTTTCTTGTTGTGCTTTTTTTAGTGCTTCTTCAGATGCCATCTCTTGCATATTAGCTTGAGTAACGTTTTTTGAAGCTTCGGCTTTAATATTTTTAGTGGCAACTTCTGTCATATCAGTTGTTACTTCAGAAGCCCTTTGTGCAACTTCTGGAACAGGAGAAGTCTCAGGTGTAGTTGGTTTTGTACGATTTTCCTTATCTTTGCGAATTTGCGCAAGTCCTTTTAATCGTGAATCTCCTCCGTTATCTCCTGTTGAAAAAGCTGTTTTTAATGCTTCACCTAAACTTTGACTAGATTCTTTGGCATTGTTAAGTCCTTGTATAAATTTAACAAGCCAACTGTCAGCAGTCATAAGACCTTTAAGAATAGAACCTCCCCAAACAAGTGCGAATATTGAACCTAAAAGTCCTACTTTATCAATAATATTTAACAATAATGTGGCAAAATCAATAAAAATATTAATAACATCACGATTAGCAGCATTAGCCCACATTTCTTGCCAAGCGTTTTGAAGTTTTGCAAGATGTCCAGATATACTTTCAAGATATTTCTGGTTTTCTTCCATTGCAGAACCTGCCGCCTTGGTAGAAGAATCTTCATATACAGATTGAAGTGTTTTTGGATTTTGAAGGATTGAAGCGGCAATTGATGCACGGTTTTTACCCGCTATTGATTCAAGTAATAAGTTTTGACGATTATCACCAGTCTTAAAATCAGCTTGTTGTATTTCGTCCCAAATTTGAGCAAGTCCAAGCATAATTTCATACGTTGACTTATAACGCCCTAATTCGTCTTGAATATCAAAACCTTGGTAATTATTAGAAGCCACCTTAGTTGCGTTCATTATTAAATCACGCATTTTGGATTGAGACATAATCATGTCTGATGTGTCTTCACCCATTTCTTCAAGTTCTTCTGCGGCTTCCTTCGTGCCTGTCAGACGAAGAGCAATGGTACGAATACCTTTCATTCTGTTACTTTCAGCTTTCGCTTACTGACCATATAAATATGGCGCATAGTCATTTCTGGCTATGTCTCACGTTTCATTAATTGGATTATATCGTGAGATCGGACTGTATATTACGTTATTAAAATAACGGATAACTTCAGCATTATAGTTGCCTATAATACCCCGCAGTCTCTACGGTGTCTCATTTTATTATGAGTTACCTCGGTCTCGACTGTCCCCAGTTTTTAACCGATATAGTTATCTAAGGGCAAATTATTTACCCGTCTTACTTGCATCCTGCGTAATAAGGTTGCCCGCCGTTGTGAGGGCTATAGCTTCATCTAGATCATTCAATAAATATTATAAAGGTATCGCAACTACCTCTAAATAACCAATAAATATATATTATCAACTTACTAATTCCGTTGACAAAATTGTTTCTATATTATCATAATCAAAATATGGAATTCGAATTAATTTTATATCATTATCTTTACAGTATGTAGTTTTTATACTGTCTCTTTTTTTAATATCTTGAAATTCCCTCATTACATCTTCATCTGTCTGATTTTTAGAATGTTTCCAAGGTCTATAATGATGCTCACCATCATATTCGATTGCAATATTTAATTTAGGTATATAAAAATCAAAAGGAAGACAATTAATATTTTTACAATCTTCAAAAATATGTTGTGGATCATATTCACATTTTATGGAATCTAAATATGATTTGATTCTATCTTCACCCCTCGATTTTATTGCAATACAACTAACACACCCCGTTTGACCACTCATCATTTTTATAGGAGCCATTAAAAATTCGTTGTTATGTTTTTTACATCTACATTTAATTTTAGTATTCATTGTTATATATTCTTCTAATAATTCTATATTTTGATCCCAGTCTTCTATGCTATTATAAAAATGATTCTTACCTTGAATTCTATTTTTAGCATTAGGTCTTATTTTAATAACACCTGTTTTTTGAGCATTCCGAAAACAATTCTCACTACAATATATTCGTTCACTAGAAATATGAGATTCAAATTCCTTACCACAATATTTGCAAATTATATTTTCACGATTTGTTTTCTGATTTTTACCAAAACAAGCGTTTTTACAATCGTTACTGCAATATTTTTTATGAAGTGATTTTCTAGCTTTAAATTCTTTTCCACATTTTTTACATATAACTATTTCATAAGCATATTCTTTATGACATTTCTTAGAACAAAATATATTTTTCTTTCCTTGTATATCCGAAGGTTTGCGCATTACCTTCGCACCACAAGTATCACAAATACATTCAATTTTGGTTGTCATATTTTTATGATTACATTCTCTACTACAAAATTTGGATTTAGAATTAACAGCTTCAAATTCTTTTCCACAGTATTCGCATATTTTTAACATTCATATCTCACCTCTACTTTATCAGTTTGAGATATATTTATTGGTTATTCTTTATGTCTCCATAAAGTTTAGACTATATCTTCATCTTCAGCATTATCTGGTCAGATGTTTACCATTTCCATTTAAGGGATTTTCACCCACTCCATTTGCGATTGAGCCGTACTCCTATTGTCTTAATTGACCAAAGGGATAGTCGTTGAACGTTCCTCTGTTCGAGGCTTCGCTGCTGATTATCTAATATCAATATTTTTAAGCATTCACATTTAGGTTTATTTCATCCTTATGTTGTAGCTATTGATCTCTAAAGATTTCCCAGCAATTAGATAAGATTTTTAATTTATATTTCTATAAATTCTGGCAATGTTGTTTACCAGCAGTTTGTAAAGTTGCCGCACCATCTTGAAGTGCAGTAGCTAATTCATCAGTTGCAATAGCATAATTATTACCAATAAGATTAAGTCTATCAACTATATCCATCTTATCAATATCTTTTTCAGCATCTTCGTATGCGGCACTCATAGCGACTAGTGCAGTTGTTGCTTCATCTATATTGTCAAATTCGGAAACATTAAAAAGAATATTAGCAGTTTGTGCAGATTGAGAGGCTTGTTGCAAATCTTCGCCAAGTCTTAACCAATCAGCAGTACTTTGTTGTAATTGAGCAGCGGTTGTGCCAATTTCATTTGCTGTCGCAAAGGTGCCTTGTTGATATTCTCTTAGACTTGCTAAACTTTCATCAGATACTTTTTGCATCTCTGTTAAAGCATCATCAAGTTCATGAATTATGCCAATACCTTGTTTAAAAACACCAATTACTTCATAAAACGAAACAAAAGATAAAAGATAAGCACCTAAAGATTTAAAACGTTGAGTAAGCATAGACATAAAAGTTTCACCAGTATGTCCCGCTTCTTGAGCTTTTTGTTGTATCCCTTGGATTCCATCTTCTATATTTTTAAAATCTACACTATTTATTTTATCTTGTAATTGATTAATAAAATTATTGAGTTGAGACACTTCACCACCTGTTAACGCAGGATTGTCTCTAATATATTGCTTAGTAGAAGCACGTAATTTTTGAACATCAAGATTATCAACAATTTTAAAATTAGAAGAAGCTTTAGATACACTAGCTAATGAAGTCTCCAATGTTGCAATAGTTTGTCTTAATTCATCAGCATTCTTCTTTTGTAAAAGCCAAGTGTCATCTGTTTTTATTGTTTCTTGTATTTTTTTTAAATTTTTTAAAACTGTTTCTACTTGTGTTGCTTTTTGTACGAATTCATCAAAACCCTCAACATTTCCACCAATAAATTTTTCATCCAAGCTTTTGGTTATATCCATATCTCCAAAAATTTCTTCAATCTTATTTTTAGCGGATTCAGCTTTTGATTCAATTTTTGTATACATACCCTCAAAGGCTATGGCATTTTTATTATAAGCTTCTGTTTGCGCATCAACTATTCTAGGACTAGCAGAAGATTTTAATTCACCTTTTAATAAATCTCCTTGTTCTAATCCTGTAGCATTAACAAGTTTAGAAGAAAAATCATTAATGCGTTTAAAATCTTTTTCTAATTCATCTGCTGATGATTTTGAACCTTTGGCTATATCAGTAAATAATTTGTTTAGAGCTGTAGTATATCTACTATAGTTATTAACAATCCTGTCAAGATCAGTTTGAGAACGTTCAGATATTTGTTCCATTTGTTCTAACATACTTTGTTCATCTTTTTCGTTCTTTTTATCGGTTAATTCTGAAATTGTAGTATCAATATGTCCTTTAATATCTGAATCATATATTGCTAAAGGTTCTTTACTAACAGTTTCTTTTAAATCTTTAATTTTATTTAAATATTGTTCAACAAAAATTAATGTATTCCCTATTGAAGGGTCAACATTAATTAATTTTTCACTGTTTTTTTTTATTGTTAATAATCGATTTTCAACCTCAGATAATTTACTGATATATTCATTAGACATCGAAGCAATGTTAGATTTAAAAGTGTCGTTTTCTTTTTGAGTAGAAGCAATTTGTTCTGTAGCGGATTGCTTAAATTCTAAAAATGCACGTAATGTATTCTGGTCTAATCCCGTAGCACTTGCCTGTGCAAGAGTCTCTTTTAAAATTCGTACCGTTGTGGTTACTTCTTGTGCACTTTCTTTAATAGAATTATATTTATCAATATATGCCTGATCCCAATTTGTTTGAGCCTCTTCAGGAATTAATTGTATATTATTGACCCTATTTTCCAAATTTTCAATCTCGGCATTTTGCTTTTCTATAAAATTTTCAATACTATTTTTAGAAGCTTGTACATTATTTTTATTTTGAGAATTATCTTGAAGGAGTTGAGAATAATTACGAGATAACAATTCATCTTGATAAGGATTTTTACCATAGTCAGAAAATATTTTTTGTTCTAATTCATTTATTCTTTGAAGAATAGACTCACTTTTTTCTAATGCGGTATTATATTCATTAATATTATTAGCTTTAAAAGATTCTTGTTGAGCCTGATATAGTAACCCGTATTCTTTAGCAAGAGGATCTATCTCAGGTGTTTGTTGTTTTGATATTCTTTTTGCAACATTACGTTTTCTTGTGCGAACAGTCGTGGAATCTAAAGTTGGGTCATATTCATCAATGCTAGAACTTTGTTTAATAGTTTGTACTTTTTTTAATTCTTCAATTGCTTTTTTTGCTTCTTTTAAATCATTCGTTAATAATTTAATTTGTTCATCATATTGTTTTGCAACAGTATCTTTTGTTTCTTTAATTTTAATTTCAGAAGTTAATTCTTGTAATTTCTGTAACACTTCATTAATATGATTTGCTAAATTATCAAAACTATCTCCCAAAGAAATATTAAAGCCTTCTTTTGGCAATTCTTTAATAACTTGAGATAAATTGTTAAGCGGTTCTGTAATGCCATTAAGATCAATTTCTCCAAATCCTTTAAGCATTTGAGGTAATTGAGATAACAATTCATATATTTCGGTTAATGCAATAATTAAAACATCAAAACCTCTTGTATCAGATTCATTTTGAACCGCCTCTTTTGTATTAATAGCTGATTCTGTTAATTTTTGATTAGCCTCAAGAGCCTTATGTACACCATCAATAATTTGTTTTATTTGTTCAATTTGTTCAGCATATTCTTTTGTGATATTTTCTGAACCTTTTTGTGTATTAAAAGCAGTAAGAAAATCATTTAATTTATTTAAAGCGTCATCAATTTTTCCAATAAAAGCATCTAATCCTTCTCCCAAAGAAAGATTAAAACCTTCTTTGGGCAATCCATTTATTAAATCAGATAATGCTTTAAATTGTTCCGTTAATGGAGCAATGTCTAGCCCCTGATTAAACTGAGAAAAAACAATAGGAAATTGAGAAAGTAAATCATAAATTTCGGATAAAGCTAAGAAAAGAGCGTTAAACTCGGCTTCAACAGCAGAATCTCCTTCTCCTTTAAGAGCCTTATTTGTAACATCAGCAGATTCAGCTAATTTTTGATTAGCTTCTAAAGCTTCTTTTTTAGCATTTGCTAAAGCTTTCATTTTATCTGCCGCATTATCTGCTTCAGCACCCTCTTGTTGAACACCATCCGCTGTTTGAGTCCCAGAAGAAGAGAGAGGAGTAGTATTACTATCGTCATTAGTCGTTGAGGTCACTGGTGGTACTGATTCTCTTGCTTCAGCCTCAGTAATTAATTGATTTAATTTTTCAAGCTGTGCTTTTTTTTCTTGTTGAATTCTTACTGCTTCATCATATATGGCTTTTTGTTCGTCTCGTTGTTGTTTGAGTCGTTGTAATTCTTCTTTATTATTTTGTTGTGCATCTTGAGTCGCTTTAAGATGATTCGCAATACCCTTTGTTCCATTAAGTTGCTCATTTAAATTATCTAATTCTATTTGTTTATTAGTTTGCTGAACAACCCAACCAGCTTCTTCTTGTTCAAATTTTTGCTGTTCTTGTTTTTTTTGTTCTATTTTTTTAGAAATACTATCTGTGGTAACAACATGAGAAGATAATTCATCCATCTTTCGTTGGAGTTCATCAAGTTCTTTTTGTGTGAGTTCTATTAATTCTTCTCTGTCCGCTATTTGATTATTTAATTTAACTAAATAATCTTGCAAATCAGACAAATATACTTCTGCATTTTCTTTATCAGGCATCTCCATAGAGGATAAACTTGAATACAATCTTTCTCTTTTAGTACGCTTACTTTTTGAATCCTTCCCGTAAGATTCGAATTCTTGCATACTTTTATAATAAGCTATCCATGCTGTGTCTTGTTCAGCACTAATTGATTGACTATCTGCCATTTTCATCATCCAATCGGCTGAACCTATTTCATATTTTTCTGCTTCTTTTATAGCTTCAGCATATTTTTTTCTTTTTTCAAGATATTCTTTTTTTCTTTGCATAGCTTGTTTATAAGCTTCATCCATTGTTTTTACTGAATAACTTTGATTAAGAATATCTTCAATTGATTGTTTTTCTTGTTTTAAATCATCAAGTATAGGACGGTTAATGCCCTCTTGTTCAAAAGTATGATAATCTTTTTCTTCTTTTAATTCATTATATCTACTAGCATTTTCAGGAAAATCCGCAGAAATAATATTCGAATCGGCACTTGATAATTTTTCTTCTAATGCTTTAATTTCTTCTTCAGTGGCTTCTTTAGCATCTACAGCATCTTGTAGTCTTTCTTTTATTGTTTTTAATTCATCTTTGGTTTGTTGAATTTGAGATTCGATTTGTGTTTTCTTTTCTGTTAATCTATCAACAGTAGTACTATTCCTTTGTTCACTTTGTTGCGTTTGGTTAATCTTTTCGTCAATTAATGTCATTTGACCATTGGCTTCTTCCATGGTTTGAGTACTTTGTTGAATTACTTCTTTTAATTTATCACGTTCATTTTCTAAATCTTCACGAGATTTTCTAACTTGTCCTACTTCTTTTTCAACATGTTCTGGTTCAGGTTCTGGCTCAGAAGATGGCGGTGCTTCTGATTGTTTACGTTCTCTAATAACGTTTAATTCATTGTTTAATTTAGTCTCTTCATCTGTAGCAATTTTTAATTGATTTTCTACTTCTTGTAAAGCTTCTTGTTTAGCTTTCGCCGCATCTGTGGCTTGTTTGCTTGCTTTTTTAGCTTCTTTAGCGTCTGCTTGTAATTGTTGTACAGTTGTTTTTAATTGATCAT